TAAGAATAAAAAGAGTTGGCTTAACTTTATTATTAGCATAATTAATCATTTTCCAGGCATTGGAAAAGTCTCTTGATTCTGCTCCAATTTGTTTTGTATTTTCAAGTTGTTTAAGTTCATCTGAATCTTTTTCAAAATAGATTGCTGGAAGAAGTGATGTAATTGAGTCAACAACAATTAAGTCAACTCCAGCATTCATCAAATTTGTTCCAATATCTACCATTTCATTTATTGTTCGGCACTGAGAAACAATAAGTTTTGAAGAGTCTACTCCAAGTGACTCAGCCCAAACTTTATCATATGACATTTCTGCATCAATCCATGCACAAATTTTTCCTTCTTTTTGTGCAAGTGCTACTGTTTGTAAGCATAGGGACGATTTAGCACTTGATTTACTTCCCCATATTAAAACTTGGCGTCCATACGGCAAGCCACCATTTAATGCTTTGTTTAACCCATAACTTGGTGTTGCAGCATATTGTGTTGGTGGAATCGTGTCTCCCGACATTACGGTCTTTCTTAACTTTGGATTAAGTTGCGCTAATACATCTTCTATGGTCATTGTCATTTTTTATTACCCCTTATCACTTTAAACTAACACATCCTCTAATATAATTGTTCCATCTTTTGTTTTTCCCAAAACAAACTTATAGGCTTTTCCTTCTTCAATATGCATGTATGCTCTTGCAAAAGATGTTGGAAATACTGTAATAGAATGCAAATCCCTTGAAGTATCTGCCAAAGTTAATGATGCCATTTTTTTGCCAGCCTTAGTTGTTCTAGGTTTAAATGCTACCACAAACATTTCTTCTTCTGTAAAGGGTAATTGTTTATATCCTAAAAATTTAACAAGGGCATTTTGAGAGCCTTTTAATTGATCGACAGGGATAGCAGAAAGAATCCTATTATCATTAGCAAGAATGAGATACGTGTTGCCTGCCTCAATAGTTGTCTGTTCTTCATCAAATATACCCACACTTCCTGTTTTATCTAATATTTCTACTCGTGACCAGCCAGTGCCTCGTTTAATATTTTTTACCATACCCATTAATACATACGATCCCTTTTCCTCAAAGTCCGAAACATCTTGAATAAAGGCATGATAGTGTGATGGAAGTACAGTGTTAAACTCAGGCAAATTTAAATACTCATAAAGATTTTCTTTAATTCTTTTATCGTCTCGTGGATTATCCTGAAATGTTAATGCTCCAACAGAGTTCATTGCCGTAAGGGCTCTACTATTTACCCCATTGCCTTTTGTAAAAGTAAAAGTTTCAACGTCCTTATATGTTTTAAATGGCCTTGCACTAATATATTTATCTGCAATCTTATCTGAAATAAACTTAATTGCTGTTAATCCAAAACGTATACCCTTGCCCTCAATTTCAAAATCTTTTCCAGAGTCATTGATGTGTGGCAGTTTAACTGGAATGCCCATTCTCTTGGCCTCAATTAAATACTCTGTTCTGTTGTCTGGACTTTTTTCATTTTTTAATAAAGCAAACATAAATTCAATTGGATAGTAATACTTTAACCACGCCGTCCAAAACGAGAGTGTAGAGTAAGCAACCGCATGACTCTTGTTGAACGAGTATCCCGCATGCGCTTCAAAGTCATGCCATAAATCACGAGCCAAATTGGGGCTAATATAATTAGAAGCACCACTAATAAACTTTTCTTGAAAAACATCAAACTCCCTAGCATTTTTTTTCTTACCGATAATCTTACGAACCTGATCAGCCTCAGACATTGTCATTCCGCCAAGTTCTACGCAGGCCTGCATAACTTGTTCCTGATATAAAATACATCCGTACGTATCAGATGTTATTGTTTTTATTTTATCATGAAGATATGTAACCTTTTGTTTACCATGTTTACGTAAAATATAATCTTTTCCAATAGTATTCATTGCTCCTGGTCTTACTAGAGCGTTTGATGCTGCAAGTTCTGAAAGATTTTTTACACCCATTTTAACAAGAAGGTTGGTGTATGGTGTTGCTTCACACTGGAACACCCCTTTTGTATATCCTGCCGAAATCATTTCATAAATATTCTGATCAGTTAAATCAATTTCTAATAAATTAATTTTTATAAAGTGTCTTTTTTCGACCTCGTCAATTGTATCTTTAATTACACTTAATGTTTTTAAGCCAAGAGCATCAATTTTAATTAAACCAATTTTTTCAGCCTCTTCCATATTAACCGCCACAACAGGTATGCGCTCATCGGAACCAGGAGAAGAACGTGTCTCCAGCGGTGCGTACCTAAAAATAGGATCTTTACTAGTGACAACCCCAGCAGCATGAATGCCAGTACCTCTAATACGTCCACGTAATTGTTCCCCCAATTTTTCTATCTCTGGATATTTTTCTCTAAACCAATGAGTTGTTTTACTCATACAGTATTCATCCCATGTATCTACTAACTTTAAAACTTTATTAACATCTGACAATGGAACATTCAGTGCTCTTGCAACATCCCTAACAACTCCCTTATCTTTAAATTCTAAGAAAGTTGTAATTGATGCAACGTGGCGATATTGTCTAACAAGATAATCTTTTACTTCATCACGTCTTGAATCTTGAATGTCCGTATCAATATCTGGAAAGTCATTTCTATCTGGGTTAATAAAACGGAAAAACAAAAGTCCGTGTTCGATTGGATCAATGTCTGTAATCCCAAGTAAAAAACAAAGAAGAGACCCTGCAGAAGAACCACGACCAGGGCCAACCATAATGTCTTCTTTTTTGGCCCAGTTAATCATATTACTAACAACAAGAAAGTATGGGGCAAATTTCTTTTCTCGAATAATACTAAGTTCTTCATCTAATCTTTGTTCATATATATCATTCCCAAGCCAATTACTGGTAAGTTTTTTTTCTTCCAAACCAGCAAAGGCTAAATTTGATAATTCTTGGTCTGGATTTTTATACTGAACTGGCAATAAATTTAAATGTTCTTTGATGTTATAGTCTTCAATTTTTGCAGCAATCTCTAATGTATTTTCATATATATCTTCTCTATATATATCTTGCTTTAGCATAGCGCTTTTAATTTCATCATATGAAAGTAGATGAATATCAAACTTATTAAAACTCATCATTCTTTCTTTGCCATACAAATAGTCTAAGCGTCTCATCATATCTTTATGAGTTTTAGATTTTTCATATGTAACGCCTTTTTCTAATTTTGCGTGTGTATTTAAAATTAACATAAGTTCTTGAATTTCTTTTTGATCTGTTGTTGAGTGGTGGCAATCTGGGGTAACAACTACTTTAATGTTAAATTCGTCTGCTAAATCAATTAAAGCGATATTAATTTGTGCTGGATTGTGGGGCATCACTTCGATATAATAGTCATCATTAAAAACTTTTTTAAACCATTGTATTTTTTCTTTTGCAACTGCATAATTTTCTTGATCAACAGCCTTTGCAACTATTCCACTTAGACAGGCAGAGGTAACAATAATTCCCTCTTTATACTTTTCTAATGTCTCAAAGTCAAACCTAGGTTTTCTAAAATATCCCTCAGTCCAAGCAATTTCGTTTATCTTGTTTAAATTTTCCAAACCTTTTTCATTCTTAGCCAATAGAACAATGTGATTATAGTTATTGTCTAATGGGTCAGTGCGTTCTGCCTTTTCACGACGATCAAACCTATCATTAGTCATATATCCTTCTATGCCAAGAATTGGTTTGATTCCCCTTGATTTTGCCTCACGAGCAAATTCACGATGGCCTGAAAGCGTTCCGTGGTCTGTGATCGCTAGAGAGGTCATCCCTAGCGCCACAGCACGGTCTAAGTATTCTGCTGGAGTAGCAACCCCATCCATTAATGAGTAATGTGTATGTACATGCAGTCCAGTGTAACTCATACTACCAATCAGTATTGGTTGATGAGGTTGTTGATGGTGAATCAAAGCCAAGATAAAATGCCTCTTGCTCTGCATATGGAACACGACGTAGAGCCATTTCTAATGGGTATGGTGCAACACCCTCCCAAGTGAATGGTTCTTTGTCTGGAGAAGATGGGATCATAGTATAACTAGTTTCTGTACTTTGTCCATTTCTCTTTAATTTCCAAGTTAGGTTTGAGATGCTTCCTGTCTCCAAGGCATACTCACGAATTGTATTGAATGATGACTGCTTGCTAACACCCATTGACCAAATGGCTACGTATGGTGGCTCAATGCCATCATCTACAAGAACGTTGCAATAAAAACGAAGGCGTGCTCTCCAGCCAGCCTTTGGATCCTTGCGATGCATTTCTTCTGCCCAGTCACGGCCTTCGCTATCCATGGTGTCTACTGCTTTTCGCTTATAGTCTTTTGGATTAACGTGTTCTTTTACAACAAGAGCAAGGCCACGATCTGCATTGTAATTTGCAGAGTCTTCGTCTAACTCTTCAATAAAGCGAATTTTAACTGCTTGTCCGTCAGCAAGTTTTAGCCAGCGAACTTTTGGTGTGTCTGATTTTGGTTTGTCGAGCAGGGCGTTGATATTCTTTAGTCCCTTAATAACGCTCATATGTTTTCTCCTTTTGTGTTTGTATATTTATTCTAGCATAGAAGATATGGACTTGTCAAACTGGAACTCAAGATTCCTGATTGCCTTATCATCCATATCCCCTATATCTTTATATTCTATATTAAGTTGTATAACAGAAACACGAGATTTTAATTTTTCAATTATTCTATCTCTCATGTTTCCTCCTGCTTCATCGTTATCTGCAATAATAATAATATTATTGAAATATCTTTGAAGCAATTCTATTTGCGTATTTGATACATTTGCACCCAGGGTTGCTACTGCAGGAAAACCAACCTGGTCTAATCTAATTGCATCAAATGATGACTCAACAACATATACCTTGCTAGATGCCTTCACTCTGTGCAAATTAAAAAGAACTTTAGATTTTGGCAATCCTGGAGTATTCTTAAATTCTTTTCCTTCTATAGACCTACCAACAAAGCCAACTGGAAGTCCATCTGGAGCGTGCACTGGTATCGTTATCATATCTTGTTTTTCTGAATACCCTAAATTAAATTTAACAATAGAATCTCTTGTTATTCTTCTTCTTTCATAATAAGACATTGACCTTGGAGAGTTTAATGCCTGATTGTTAAGTCTTTTAATTATCAACTCATCAAAAACCTTATATTCTGGAATATGAACTAATGCTTTATTTACTGCAGTCTCAATATCTATATTTTGACTTTTGCTAGTAACAAACCTAATAGCCTCAAAATAAGTTCTGTGAGTTATCTCACTAACAAATGATATGAGATCTCTTGTTGTTTGACAAGAAAAACATAGGAATGTTCCTTTAGTTTTAGAAACTTCTCCAGCAGGGGTTCTAAAATTATTATGATATGGGCAAAAAATTATAAAATCTGTATCTAGTTCTTTTTGAATGTCAATGCCAGATCCCTCTAAAACTCTACGGACTTGATCGTCGGTATAAAGATCATTCGCATATCTTTTATTATTTGACATTTGCATCCTCAAAATCTTTATATCTATAATAGCCTTTGTCAAAATCAACCTGAACTAAAAAGTCTCCCATAAATCCATTACGATTCTTTCTAAAAGCACACTCAATAATATCGCTATTAGTTGCCCTACCGAGGGCTAGGACCCAGTCAGCATCGTATGCAATCTGTCTAGACCAAGCAGTTTGTCCAAGTGTTGGGACGGTATTGAGATTAGTAACATCATCTGGAGTAGCGGAAGAAATTGCAATGATTGGAACCTCTTCGCTAATAGCCATGAGTTTAAGTTCTCTTGAGAGGTTCTTCATTCGTACCGTTTCATTGTCAGATTTTTGGTTTGGAGACATTAGTTGTAAATAATCTACAATAACAAAATCGGGCTTATATTGATCAATCTTTCCACGTACAACAGATGGGTTTACTTCTCCACCGCTATCATTTGAAATAATGTGAAACTCTGGCTTTCCAGCAACATGTTTTTTATGCCAAGACTTTAGCATATCTAACTCTATTTCGCCATTGCTTATCTTTCTGTGTGACCAAACGCCTTCGCCCATAATAGCAAAGATGCGATTTCTAACTTCAACCTCTGACATCTCAAGACTAATTATAAGTGGTGATCGTCCTTGTTTCCATGCTTGTACCGCAAAATAAAGAGCAAGCCAAGATTTGCCAATTCCTGGATATGCTAAAAACACACCAAGTTGTCCTGGCATAATTCCAGATGGGAGATAGTTGTCAAATCCTGGCAAACCTGTTTTAATTCCAATGCTTCCAGTTTCTCTCATTTTTTGCATTTGTGTATAGTATGCAATAGCAGATTCTAAATCTGTTGCATCAATATCTTTAATTGCTGCAGTATTCTTTTTCAATTCAGATGTTTTAGTTATTAATCCGTTAAGGGCATTATCGCCATTACCATTCTGAACATCAGATGCAGCAGATCTTAATATATCCTTTAAACTATCATTTAGATATTCTGACTGTAATTCTTCTAAGTGATACTTAGTAGCACCAACACCTTCGACAATTTGAAAGTCTCTAAATTTTTCTACAATTAAAGAATATGGAGGAACTGAATTATTTACCTCGTGATATTTTCTAATAAATGCCCACAGGTCAGTATGAGTTCTTAGTAAGTTTTCTACATTTGCTTGTAACAAAACGTGCATTTGTTTATCGCCTAATAAAGCAGATATTAATTTAGCCTCTGTATTATTCACTTAACCATTCCTTTGCTAATCTTCGTCTTTCTAATCTGTCTTGATCATCTTTAATTTTATCTAATTTTGCTTGTAATATTTTCTCACAATTGTACGCAAAGTAATTCCAAGAAGGGGACATAGAAACATTAAAATAATAATCCAATAGATCATAACATTCTCCAATTCCGTAAGACTCTACAAGGGCATCCGCAGCCCACTGCTCTACATTTAAGTTTAGCATAGGCTTTTTTTCGTATTTAGCAGTGTGCAATTTGCTATAACGACTTAACAAAGCCATACGCTCTTTGCGTTCAGCCATTACTCAGAAATTTCTACTTTAGCCTCTTTGATTTTTTCTGCAAGTTTATTTTCAACAAAACTATAAACTCTTTCAAAAGCATCGCTAATATTTTCGCCTTCTTTGCGATTATCAACAACGCCAAGATCTAATCTTAAAGATTGAAAATTTCCTAAATTTAAAGTATAACCCAGTGTAACATTTATTTTTGTTTCTTCGTTATTCATTATTGTCTCCCAACAACTAGTTTATTGATTCGTTCCAGACTGGAATAAATCTTCCATCTTCAGTTTTTGTATAAGTAAGTATACCATCGCCCATTTTTCTTGTCAACTCTTGTTTTGTTGGCGTCATATTATTTGTTACCAAACCATCTTTCCTTGGTTGCCCAATATGTATACTTGCAAGTATATCACGGATCTCTTTTATTTGACTTTCAGAGTAGTATGCTCTAATTTGAAAACCACGCTTTCCATTTTCAGAACATCCAAGCGGAGGAGGAATCACTCCTCGTCTTATTAGACTTGGCATATACTTTCTATGTCTATTGACAAGTTTAGCAGTTTCTGCTATAGTGTATGCCTTTTCTCTATTTTTTTTAAAGTCTAAGATAAAACAAAGTTCAAGTTTATTTTTAATAATATTGTATAGCGCAATTGTTCCGTCTGATCTATTGTAGTGGTGAACTCTGACTAGGTCTTTATTTAAAAACCAAACAGCCCTGCTACCTTTAATTATAGATGACTGATTGTACTCTTGGCTTTCAATATTTCCTTTTGAAGTAGCCATGCTCCCTCACTTGACGCTGATGGTGGATTATAAAATTTTCTATTTCCACAGGTTAAACAAAAAACTTCTAAATGTTCTGGTCGACTATATTGCCTATCAAGAAACATCCTAGACTTACATCTTGAGCATTTAAGCATTAATTGGGAACGCCCACTATAATTAGATTTACCCACAAAGATAAATCTCCAGCGCTTCCAAATCTTACAACTCCCTCAACACGAGAAGTAGTTACATTTTTTAAAATTACTGAAACATTTTTACCTGCTGGAGTATTACCCACGTTTACTGGAGTTGCTGTGACAATAGGGGCATACTTAAAATTATTAGTAAAATTATATGAAAAATCTTTTTCTTGTGCAACAGTTACGGTAGCATTATTATATACCTCTACACGACCTGCAACTAAGCCTATCTCAGATGTTTTTAGGTTAATCTTATCTTGGCTGGTTGTATCAATAGAAGCATAGTTAGAAGTGCTTACAGATACCTGATTGTACAGAGTATTAACTGCATCGGCTAATGAATTTATATAGGTCAAATCTAAAGGTTGACCTCTTTCTGGTAGTGGTATTTTTGCCATTTTTCTCCTTATACTATTATAGCATTACAGGTTTTCTGAAGTGCTAATTAAATATGTTGCTGAATCAAATGGACCCTTTATAATAGTTACCTTTTGAATTCTAAATTTAATCTCATCTGGTGCGCCATGTCCGTGTGGATAGGACAGAGAATGACTAGTTCCAGTTGATTTACCGACCCAAATCCAACTACTTAGTGCAGACCCAGTTTTCCACTGTACATACACGTCAAATTCTGATATTGCTGCTTGTTGCAATTGTAAAGTTTGCTCTTCTGGTGACGGGTCAGCAATTAATAATGAGGGCATAGTCCAAGAAATAGACGCCGTATGTGCTTGATGATTTATATTAATGCTGTACGGAATGTTTGTAGCAACAATATTGTTTGGGTCAAATCCAGTCTCATCGCCTGTATTGTTTACGGTAAGTGTAGTAATTGGAGACCAGTGAGAAAACCTATTTTGATCTTCTGAGATAACCCTATATCTTATATTATAGTCTAGGGTTGTGTTATTTCCAACAGGGCTTGGCAAGTCTGATTTTTTTATTATAACCTTCTTTATACCAATATCTGCCATTATCCAACACCTATATTAAATTTAAATTCAACATAATTACTAGTGTTGGTTGACTTAATAATAGTTTTTGCTGTATCGTTTTGAATTACTGAATACCCCACTAATCCGTAGAGTGGGTTTGGAGTATTCAAATTTTCAAATCTTAAAGCATCTAACACTACATAAAAATTACTTGACACTGAGCCTGAGTCAACTACTGATGCATAAACGTTAACAGTATCTACCGATGTCCAAGAAAAGGTTAACGACCTGTATAACTGTTGAAGTTGTTTTGTTACAACGCAGTATCTATTATTTGCAAAATCATGTTGGCCACTGGCTGTTCCATTGTCTATTAAAGTTTCAAACCTAGCAAATTTTCCACTGTCTGTGCTGTTTGTAAATTCTACAATAATCTTAACTGTATCTGGTACTGATAAAGAATCTCCATCTTTATTTATTACAGAAAATGCAAGACGTAACTCATCTGATGGAGAGTTTTTTTCAAAATTTACAGACATCCCACTTGTCTTTATATATTCTGGATTAGATCCAACTACAAGGTGTCCAGAGGATGTAGTCATTGTAGAAGAGTCTCCACGGAGAATAATAATATTATTAAAATACCTACATCTTTCATATCTATCTACTCTATTAGTATTATAAAAAATTCTATTGTCTGCATTAGTTTCAAAAACCTTGGATGTAGTATCTATAACATTATTAGAAAGTGCAGAATCTAGGGGGACTGTAATTCTTTCAATATCGCTTGCTGCTGAAGGGGTAATATGTTGCCAATTTTCACCTTGAGAAAAAACAAGAACAGGTCGACTGTCATTTGCAGAAGCGCTTGGATTTGCACCAGCAGAATATATTCCTACCTCAGATATTTCATATCTTTCCTCTGTTGGCAACTCTGCAGTTAATACTAATTTAGACTGACCATTTTCTACAACGTATCCCCTCGAACTAATTGGAATACGAAACATTTCAAAATCAAGATTTTGCTTTTCAGAAAAATCTTCTGGAGTATCCGTAGTGTCTAGGGGTTTAGAGCCACAGCCCAAGGCCATATACGAAGCATATGCTGGTGTTTGACCCAATAAATATTTTGCAATAATATACTTACCAGTATTAGTTATCATGATTCTATCACCCCAAGAGTTATACTATATATTGTACCACCTATGCTTATTTGAACTTCTAGTCTTTCGTCTATTTCCATATTTACTAGGTCTATCACTACATCTTGAGTAGTGGAGTCAACGTAAATGTTTGATCCAGATGGGCCAGAGCCGTTGACTGGAATTTTAGAGTCAAGTTTAATGCTAAAGTTAGAAAAATATTTGTCAGATGTGTTCTGTAAGCCAAGTATATTTTTAGAAGAATACTCCTGATTTAAAAACGTTAAATTTTTAATTAATTGATTAGATACGCTATCTCCACTCACCGTATCATGTCTAATTAGTGATAACAACTCTTGCCCACCAATATCTTCAAAAATAAGATCAGTTAATATCTCTACAGGCATTATTGTTGGGTCCCATAGTATATTCTCTGGTGTTGCAGTTTTTATTTTAACTGTGGTTGGGGGTGGCGGTGGTGGTGGCAATTGCGGTATTGGATTTACAAATGCAGAGTACCCACCAAAATTTCCATTAAAATCATTGCCATCATTGTTATTATTGTTATTTGGCTGTTCATATTTTCCTGCTGGCTCAATTGGTTGTCCAGGCAGATTTACTTTTGTTCCAGACCAAATCATATTTCCATTTTTGTATTTTGGATCTGAAGTAAATTTAGGATTTAAATCTTTTAATTCTTTTAAAGATATGCCAGCATCTTTAGCAATTTTGGAAAGGGTATCTCCTTTTTGAACTGTGTATTTTTCTATTGACTGTTTTTGTGGTGGTGGGGTTGGAGTAGCGGGAGTATAAGTTTTTGCAGCAGCATGTCTTTCCCAGTTTGCGGAGTCTAAGGCACCCATATTACACCTCCGCCAAATATACTGTCATTTCTGGGCCAGAACTCTTTCTGGAGTATTCAATACTATAAACAACAAACTGTGTATCTGGGCTAGAGACAATATCAACATCATCTTTTACATAGTCAACATTAACAAGGTCTCCAAGTTGAAGTATGGGTAATGAAAATATGTTGGCTCCTACCATTTTTTTAGGCCTCATAGATTTTTCAATAATCCATCCTAATAAACTTTCTGCATCTGCTGAGGTTTGTATGTATGGAGTTTCTAAAGAAAAACTATTTATGCCATGGTTTAGCCTGCTTTGTTTAATATAATTATAATCTTTTATGGCAAATAAAGATGATCTAGCCGTAGTATTGTCTAAATTATTTTCTTCTATAAAATTAGACTTTTTATTAAAATAATCATCAACTGAAAATGTATATGTAGTGTCTTGAGTAAAAGTTATTCCCTGAATTCTTAAATAATTTCCACTAGTTTCATCTAAGTTTAGAGCAGAGTCAGTTGCATTAAATACTAAAAATTCTGCACCATAGGAGTCTGCCTGAAATCCAGAAACAACATACCCTTTAATTGTGCTTGGAGTTGGAGAGATTTGTGCATATAGTGCTGGGAAGGCCTTGTCATATTTAATATCAAAATAAGAAACCTCTCTAAAGATAGAGCCAAATTCATCATAGTATAGATTATATTGTGGTGGCTGAACCCCAGAAACTCCTTGTAAATATGTAGACTGAATAACACCGCTAAGTGCATATTTTTTAAAAGAATCATTAGCGTTAATTTTTGTATCTCCGAATATAGCAGATATTGGCCCCGCTACATCAAAGACTGTATTTTGTGAATAGTTTTTACCTAAAGCATAAATATTTTCAAACATACATTTTGATGATCCTCGTACAAATAAACACATATTATTGTAGGCTGTTAGTGGCTCTGTATCATCGACAATACCAACCATTTTATTATTTACATATAAGTAAAATTTTCTTGTAGTTCCAATATCTACATACTCTACAGATAGATCGTATACTGTAGGATTCTCCTCTCCAGCCAATCTATATTGACCAGTAAATCTTCCATCATCTACCAAGATGCTAGACAAACCAGACCACATCCTAATTGGAACCGCATTTCCAGAACTATCCTTTTTAATTTTATAAAATACAATATTGTATAAATTGATGTCTGTGGAGCCATCAGGACGAATCTTCATATATGACTCTATATTTTTTTCTGTAAGAGCAACAATTTCAAAATAGTATCCGTTATTGGTTTCTGGGTTTACCATAATTCCCATTCCTCCAGAACCACCGCCAATGTTTGCATTTTGATTAGGCTGTGTAACTGGCAATTGGTAATAGGTTGTGCTGCCAGATGGGGTTTGTAGTCTGTCTTGACTATTTTCAACTCTTCCAATAATTCTCATTCTTGTGCCAAAATTTTTAAATGAGTTGTTTAATGGTTTATAAACATATGATATAAAATCTAATGGTGACACCCCAGACTCAAAAGATGGACCAGACATAACAAGAGCAGAGGACTGAATAGTTCCGCTTTGAGTAGATAGCAAACTGTTTAATTCAGTTTCTGTTGAATAGTTAGTTGCCATAAAGTTTTTAATTATTCCAGTTCTGGAAGACTTCTTAGCCAAAAGATTGTTTACTCCAGCAGCCCCTTCTGTAAGATTTATAGGATACTCTATTTCAGAATTAACGTTAAACAACAAACTAGATTTCATGTTGCATCCACGAAGATTTGTATCACTGGTCCAATCAGTTGACAGTCCAGATGTATGCAAAGTTATTGGTGTCCCAAATTGCCCTCTGCCGTGCTCAAACACTGGTCCATTTTTTATTCTAGTTTCTCCATCTATGATTTCGTAATATGGGTTGCAAAGGATTCTAATTAATCCAGTTGGATATATTTTTCCATTAAAAGGCAAATTACTAAAGTAGTCCTGATATTCTTGATTACTAGAGATCCATACATTTCCAGTGCCAGAAATATTATACTCAACAGCATCATATCTGATTATTTCCCCGCTAGAATAAAAATACCCTTTATAACGACTTATCCAATATATATTTTCACCAACATCAAAGGTGTTATTTATTACTGTTCCATTCTCAACAACTGGAGGAGTGTTTGCTAGGTTAGAATTAAGTGGCAATGCAGCCAATAAAAAGTTTGATTGTTTAGACACTTTGTCATTAATTGTTTTTGTTGAGTCATCTCCAGAGGCTTCCCAAAGTAATGCTGGCTTATATATCCAGGTTTTTTCTTGATCTACTAATGCACTCTGCTTTACTGTACCGTATGATCTTTGAATGTATCGTGACGTATAGTTAATTTTCCCATCGTTATATACTTTTTTATCTTGAGACGATATAGAAATGATATTTGGAAGTTGATCTGTTATTGATTTATTTCTAATTGTACCTACAGTAGACTGGTTATTACTGCCAATTAATTTTAAGTCAGTTGCCCTCTCATTCTGTTCTGGCATAACATAATTTTTACTCATAATAACAAAATTATTGTATTCATCAAAGAACATAGCAGTCTGAGTTGAGATAGCAAGTTGATTTAAAACCTCGGCTAAACTTTGTTCTGGGGCAACAAAAAAATAAGGAATAATTGGGTCTTTTTCTGATCCTAACCTTTTAAAGGTATAATTACTAAACCCAACAGAATCTAAAATTGTTGATATTGCAAAACTTAAAGATACATCTGTTAATAAAATTCTTGGTGCTGTAATTGACTCAAAATAAAAATAAAAATCACGCAAAGTAATAGAGACGGAAGATCCATCGTTTCCTGTTTGTGGGAAATTGTCAGAGTACAATGTTTTAATTGGAACAAAATAATTAACGGATAAATCGCCGTTATAGATATTTTCATAAAAAACAAACTTAATATTTTTATTTAAATAATTTTTAATTATGCTATTACTGTTATTTTCATTAAAAGCAAAATCTTCATCAAAAATTGTCACATCTCCTGTAGATGAAAGTAACTGTCCTACAGGAATTGCGCCTTGTGATAAATCTGATAGAGTTTTGTTAATTTTAAAATCAAGTATTTTATTTGACATATTTACAACAAGTCTGGGAGATAATTCAATTAAATCAAAAGTTGAATCAAATTTGTTCATAGACATTACTACAATTCTTATTCCATCTATATAGTCAAACTCGTTATAAAAAAATGTTCCATCTGACTTAGTGGTTTTTAAAGGGTTAGACAGTTCTGTTACAAATGGTGTTGAATAATCGATAACCTCAGAGTTTAAAAACCATTCATTATTTGAATAAAATATTTCTAAATATCCATTCGGACCAATAATATCTGAATTATCACTACGCCTAGAGTTTTGATTGATATCTAAAATATCAATCCAGTTATTATTTTTTAATACTTGAACTTTAAATCTGTCTGGGGTTGTTTTATTTAAATTTCCATAAAAGGGGTCTTGACGTATTTCTGTGATAGTATTAAAAGATCCCTTGTCTGTGTATCCAACGTTGGTTTGCATTTTAATTACAATTCTATTACAAGGAACGCTGTCCTTATAAACAACAAACGGGCAGGCATCGTCTATATAGTTAATGTTGTTAACTTTAACCTTAGCAATACCCCTTTCTTTCCCCTCTTCTTTTCTATAAGATGTCCAGTACTTGAAATCGTCATATCTAGAAGACATGTAGTACCTTGGAGAATTATTTCCAAAGACTGTATTTGTAGGAAGATATTTATTATTAAAATATGTTGTTTTGTTTATACCAGATCGTGGTCTAAACGGCTTAAGACAATCCTCTAAAGAATAATATAAAGATCTTTTTTGGTCTTGTGATTTAAAAATTTGCAAAGTGTCATCAATATCATAGGTGTTCTGTATTTGCTCATATGACAACGTTGCGTCGTTATAATAATTTCCATTATCCTCTTGGTCAAAAGTATTTGGAATGTTTTTATATAAACTTGTTGGCTCGTTTGGTCTGTATCGATAGTTGCCTATTGTTTTAATATTTCCTGGTACATTCATATTCCACTCTGATAAAATGACAGATCTCATGAATACATCATTTGACTCTGTTAAATATTGGACTAGGTCTCCATTTTGGAACACACTATACCTCTTCTAAAACAACATTAATGTTCCATAAATCTTTTCCATTAAGACCATTTCTCTTAATAACAGAATATGAAAAATCTTTAAAATACATCTGAATTACTTGACTATACTTAGTTTGATTGACGTATTGATCGTACGCCAAAAATACCCAGAATGGACCCTGGTTATTGTTATACCAATTTAATAAATCTAGCCCACCTGCTCCACCATCGACCGTGTATTGATCTTGACCAGTTATTTCGGTTTGACCAGTTGCATCAAAGTTTGGATATTGTTTAAATGATCTAGATGGCAACATTTGCCAAGAAGTAGAGAGTACAACTTTATCAGCAATATTATATGCCCTCATATTTCCATTAATCATTCTTTGTCTATTTTGAATTCTTTCAGATGCAAATGATAACTCTGATCTATTATGGTCTGATAATATTAAAAAGGTTGCTCTTTCTGATTCTAGGGCATCTTGAAAGTCTGCTCCTGATTCATAGCCATCTGGATAATAAAATCCATCAACTAGAGTTCCTGAATTTTTAGACCACAGTATTGCTTGCGGGGCACCGTATTTTCTTCTACCATCTAAATATGCTGAATTGGCCATTAGTATTTATTCCCCCTAATTCTTTGTGAATCTACATTTTTAATTTGAGCCATAACTATTCTTGCAATATCATTTGGATTTGCAGAAGTGCCGCTAGCATCAACCTTTAAACTATAATTATACACTGAGGTAGAGTTATTATTAATAGAATTAGTGCTCATGGCCATAAGTTTTGATGATGACATTGGAGACATTGATCCAGGATATTTTGACTCGTTAATAGATGTTAGCAATGGGCCAAACCTTTTTGCTGCATTTTTATTAACTACAAATTCTCCTGGGGTAAGCATGGTAGGCACTTTATCTAACATGCCATTACCAGCAACTATACCGCCATACATCTTCCCTGGAATATTAACTTTTGTACCGCTAAAAATTGTCTTTCCACCATTGTATTTTGAATCTTGTGTAAATTTTGGATTGGCTGCAAGAATTGCAGAAACAGTTGTTTTGTTGGCTTTAGCAATACTAGACAAGGTTTGTCCGCTCTTGACTGTAACGCTTGTAGATGTTTTTTTGGTTGTACCAGTACCAACAACTACGGCAGCGCCCAGATCGGCTCCTGGCCCCCCGTCAGGACCTGCTCCTACCCCACCTGCGCCACCGCCAGTGGTTAAAAATACGTTTCTAAGATTTTGCAATTCTGCAAATAGATTTCTTGCTTCTGTTTGTAAATCAACCATAACTGTTTTAAGGGCAGAAGAATCTCCAGTTGCTGCCTTAAGTATATTGTTTAAAAATGTAGCGTTATTAATATTAACTCCTGCTTCATTGGCAAGATCAAGAGCCTTTGCAGCATCTCTGATTTGATCAGCAGTCATGCCAAAATATTTAATACTTTCTTTTTGTTGTGTAATAGTATCTTCAATAACACCTTTTTGTTTATTTAATGCATCAATTTGCAATTGAATTTGTTTTGCTCCAAGTGATGCAATTGCATTTTCTTTTCCAGTTGAGAGTCCTTGTTGGGCTGCTTCCATGGATGCGGAGGCTTGTTGTGATCTGGCTTCTTGAATTGCTACGGCTGCTGCTGAAATATCGCCACGACTTAGTGCATCTGCAATTGTTAATCTTTGTTTTTCTTGATTAGCAATATTTTCATTAAGTGTTTTTATTGTATTTAATGCACCAATTTGCTTATCAAATTTCTCATTAATTTGATCTTCTTGTAATTTAATACTATCAAGTTGATTTCCTAAAGCCTTGGTTTGGACATCAATACTTTTTAGTTGGTCTTTATATTGCATATCAATTAAATGTTCTTGTAAACTAATAAATGCCTCGGCTTTTTTAAATAAATATTGTTGATATTCTCCAGCGCCTCCACCAACTGCAATTGTTTTTTCTAACTCTTTTTGCTTTTTACCATAATCTTTAATAGACGCTACTGCATTTTTCCAGTTGTTACCTAGGAATTTAGTTGCGTTTAATTGTTTTGCTAGGTCTACGTTGGCTGCAATTTCTTGTGCGGTTGCTGCGTCAACACCTGCTTTACGTAATTCTTTAAATACTTTTGTTTGAGTTTGAAGTTCTTTTGTTTGATCTTTTAGTTTTTGCAAAGCAGATTTTTCTGTAGAGCCATCTGGAATTACTTTTGTTCCTGCTAAAACTGACTTGGCAATCTTGTTTTGTAGTTCTGTAGCCTTGGCAATTATGGCATCAATTTGTTTTTCAAAATAACTTCCATCAACTGCACCGCCCATCGCAAGGACGCCGCCTCCATTTAAATAACCTTGAAGAATTGCAACATCAATCTGTGCTCCTAGCATTGCCGCTTGCAACAGTTTTGTTTTTTTAGTTAAATCATCTGTTTTTGTTGCTGCTATGGAAACTGGATTTTCAAATCCCGCCAACGCTTTGTTCATTAATAAAATTTGAGTTGCTGCGTCACCTGCTTGAAGTTTTATATTAGTCATTAGCATGGTGAATGATTCATTAAGTTGTACTCCAGAAATTTTTCCTTCTTTTTGCAATAAACTTAAATTATCTAGCACAGATCTAACAGACATTCCTACATTTTCTAGTGCATCAGAGTATTCTTTAGTTTGAGTTACAACTTCTTTTGTTACAACCCCTCTAGATCTTGGATCATACCCAGCGACATATGACTTATTAAGCCCCTTTCCTCCAGCAAATTTAGATAGAGATTCTAGTTTTGGCTTTAGGCCTTCTAGGATATCTTTGTTTAAAGTGTCAACATTTATTTCTTTAAAGTTTAAATTTATTCCTGTTTTGCCTGCTGCTTCTTGTAAAGATGAAATAATAATTTGTATTTGTTCCTCTGAATATCCTTGTCCTATTAAATTTTGTATTCTTACTAATAATGCTGTTTTTGCATCTGCAGCATTTAGATTTTTTAAATCTTTGACCGTTCCTGCATAATCTTTTTTAAATTCATCTGATTCTTTAAATTCATCTATTTTTCCTCCCAGCCCAGGATCCATTTTTGCCGCTTCATCTCGATACGAATTATCAATTGCAAGGTTACTCTTTTTAGGTGTTACTCCAAAATATTTTGCTGTAGAGTCAATTTGTTTTTGTGTAGTAGTTAATGCATTTCCAAATGCCAAAACCTTTCTTTGTGCTTCTTCTTGTGCCTTTTGTAGTTTTCTAAAACCTGTAACTAATAATGTCGTAACTCCTATAGCCATTCCAATTGGACCCAAGAAATTTTTAACAAATAGGGCACCTCTTGCTAACTGTCCAAACAAACCAGTTTTTGCAAATATACCGTTTCCAGCAATACCCATTCCACCTCT